GTTTGCGTACAGAGATATCGAACTCAGATGTAGAGTTCAAGCCGGGCGGTGCGACCCCGGGGTTTTCTTCCAAGAACTGTGACATGTTGGATTGCGCAATGCGCTTCTCCAAAAGCTCGACGGCTTCGTGCTGAAGTACGAACTTCTTAAACTCATCCCAGTCTTGTGTGTAGTAGCGAGTCTTCACGGACATAACTGCCGTGCCCTCGGTAGTGCGAACTGATGTGACGCCCATCGCCTTCATCTGTTCCTTGATCGCGTTCTTGACCTCTTCCTGTTGCGCCTTGAGTACTTCCGCTTGAGTGTCGTACTCTTGGGTCAGCGCGGTCATGCGCGTGCGAAGCTTGCGGTAAATTTTTACCAGCTTATCTAACGGTATCGTTTCTTCTTCCATTACTTCTCCTGTGTGATTATTTGTCTAAGGTTGGACAGTTTACATGAATTCTAAGCGCTTGCAACCCCCTTTCAAGATTTAATTTCAGTATCGAACATCTGGGTTAGTAGTGAGTTATCACTAACTTTCCCTTCCAGAGCTTTAAACATTCGTTGCTCGATTGGGCTACCTTGAATATGAATCACAGTAACTTTGTCGGAAGTTTGCCCTTTGCGATCTGCGCGGGCACAGCATTGAATGTATTGTTCAACAGACATCAACGGCCCATAGAACACCACTGTATCAGCGGCTGTCAAGGTAATGCCATGCGCGGTTGCTTGCGGTTGCATCACCAATATCCTAGGGTCGGCTTCGGTTTGAAAGCGGTGGATGATTTGACCACGTTTGCTTGGCGTCACGTCTCCGTGGATGCACTCATTGACAACACCCTTCTTGGTGAGGTAAGTGCTGATTGTGTCGATGGTGCTTCGGAACAAAGCGAAGATGATGACCTTGCGGTCGGTCTCTTCTAGTATCTCCTCCAGTACCGCAAGCCTAGGCGCAGAATCAAATTCCACGACCTCTTTGTCGTCTGTGTAAGCCGCGCCACAACTGATCTGCAGTAGTTTGGATACACCAGCCGCGGCATTGACCGCTGTGATGGTTTCCCCCGCCGCTTGCACAAGCATGCGCTCTTTGAGAAGGTTGTAGTACTTGGCTTGTTGTGGCGTTAACTTCACCTCGCGAACCATGGTAACCACGGGCGGTAAATCTAAACACGCTTCTTTTGTGAAGCGTATCGCTGGTTGTAGCGCTTCATACACTTTATCCTTGGCGTCAGCTTTGGGAGCCCATTTGAATGTTGTGATCTTGTTCATCACCTGATCTCGCCATGCGGTTAAGAAGCGAGGCACGCCATCAGGATTAACCAACCTAGCCAAACCATATGCATCCACAGGCGACTGCGAGGCAGGTGTGCCCGTCATCATCCACAGGTACGTGCTGGGTGTGAGAATAGAGTTAAGTGCCTTCCAGCGTTTGGTTGATGGTGTTTTGTATGCGTTAGCTTCGTCCACAATCACAAGGTCAAAGCGGCCATCATTAACAACTTCATTGGCGATCAAGTTAAGACCTTCGTAGTTTGTAATCACAATCTCGTAGTCGTGCTGAATCATCTCGATACGGCGACTAGCTTGCGGGTGGTGCGCGATAACTGCCGAGCGATGGATGATGCTGTTGTTGATGTCCCCCATCCACGCACTGTGCATGATGGACAGGGGGCATAGTATGAGAACCCTACGCACTTTCTTCAAGCGCATCAAGTAGTCAGCCGCCCATAGTGCGGATAGCGTCTTGCCTGTGCCGGGTTCGGAGAACACGAATGCTCTGCGATACAGCGTAAGGAACGAAGCTGTCTCGATCTGGTGAGCCATAGGTTTGTAGCGACCCGGCCAGTCGTAGCGCCTAGTGATAGGCGATGGTACGTTTTTAACACCTAGGTTACGCAACACCCGCGCTTCATCAAGCCCCCAATACACCGCCACGTCGTAGCCACCATCCATGCGCTCGACGATCTTGTGTTTCGGTATGACTTTATATTTGTGCGGGTTCCTTGTGCGTAAGACTATTGCTTTGTCTTCGATAATTTCCATTGCTTCTCCAAGCTTTTATTTTCCGTTGTCGCTTTGGTTAGCGCTCTTGTTACGCAGGCGTGTATTGCCAGCGGTTGATTTACCGCCAGCACGCAGCGGTTTGATGTGGTCAATGTCTTTGCCTGCGCGATCAATTCCTTTCTTGTCGTAGGCTCTACGAGCGCGTTGCCTTTCAACTTGATCGGCTGTCTCGCCTGTTTTCTTTTGTAGTTTGTATGCGTGTTTGTAGTCACGCTTGCCGTTTACTTGTGTCATTGCTTCCTCCTAGTGCTTAGGATTGAACTCGCATCCGGTGACCTGACACCATCCGCATAGTGGGGTTTGATTTGGGTTCCATACATCGTTCTCAAAGCTTGCTTCAAGACGTGCAGTGCGCTCACGATACTTCCACCAGAACTGCTCGGCTTGGTCGCGTTGCATCTGCATCTTGACCATATCATCTTTGACAATGAACAGCAACGCTGAGTTGACCTTGCGGATGTGAGGGAAGTGCGCAAAGACCATGAGTGACATCAATACAAGCTGATCCCTGTCTGGGTACTTGTTGTTGCCAGTCTTCCAATCTCCCACCCACGCCGTAAGGTTCTCATCGTCAACGATCAGGATGTCGGCAATGCCTCGAACCCAAACGTCAGGAGACTTCCAGCCCGTAGGCTGTAGGTCTACAGTTAATGCCATCTCATACTCAGCAAGCGCTCGTCCGGGTTTATTCAGCATGGCGTCTACTACAGGCTGGAACTGCGCATACTCAGCAGGGATTGGCGTCTTGTCCCTGATGTAGTCTTCGATAGCCTTATGCACCTGATTGCCGTACTTTGTTGCATCGGTCTCTTGGAAGGGGTACTTCTTTAAGACTTTAACTTCGTGGTATCGGCGCTGACAACCTTCAAAATCTTTGAGGCTGCTGTGTGACCATGCTGGTTTTTTCATTCGAACTTCGCTGTGTTAATGGCTTCAGTTAATCGGTTGGCAAACTTGGTGACAAACGCTTCGTTGGAGTTAAGGCGGTGCTCGCCCATGTCTTTGAGAATTGTGTGTACTACCTCGTGCCAAAACGTATCGGTGATTTCTTCGGGCTTGAACTGCCTGCCCGTGATGTTACTCGTTCGACCTAGTTGAATACGGCGGTCATCGTAATGAACACGCCCTATGACAGATTTATCTAGCATAGCTTCGACTACTTCGACTGAGTACCACCGCCTACCTACTCTTATTTTTGTTGGTAACTTCAATATTGCTTCTCCTAGTTTTTTGCTAACCCATACCTACGGTGCGCGCCACCGTCAGCGTCCAATGGAATGCCCGGCATGTAGGGCGGCTCCATAGTCATTTGCGCTAAGACCCAAGTCTTAGCGTCCTGTACCTCTGCATCAGGAACCACAACGATCTGCTCGTCATGCACTGTTCCCGCTACAAAGTATCTCTTTGCAGTACGTACCATACCATCTGTCATTACGCATCTCGCTACGCCCTGCGTGACATTGTTGGTTATTTTCCCTGCGTATATCTTAGTACGATTTTCGCCGTAAGTCCACTCGACCTGCTCTTTTTTTGTTTTCTCGTCTGTGTGTCGCCTGATTTGTAGGTACGGATACAACAGTTTCATGCCTGATGGCAACTCAATCTCCCCCTTACGATACGTCAGACACTTGTGCTTATACTCCTTGCCCTTGTAAAGAGACTCGTGTATTAGCTCGGTCTGTAGGTTCCAGAAGTCCACCACGGGCGTGGCTGTCGCCCTGTACTTGTCGATGATGGCCTTGGCCGCTAGGCAGTGGATGACTAGCTCTCTTGTGGTACAGGTGTGCGGTATGGCTTGGAGCTTCTCGACGTTGACCTCCCAATCGAGGAATTTCTCCGCTGCCTGTTGAGTAACACCAAGCTTCTTTGCAAAGGCCAAGTCATAGCGTTGCGGTGGCGCCCCGAGGAATCCTGTGAGGAGTTGAGAAGCAAAAGCCGCCCAGCCAAGACCGTATCCGCAGCCAAGCAACGCGCTCTTCGCAGATTGCCGAAGGTCAGGGTGAGACTCTTTACTAAGTCCGGATATGTTGAACATCTGCGCTCCGAACGCGGCGTAAGGGTCACCGCCACTCCTGAAGATGTCCAGCATGTCTGTGTAATCTGATAACCACGCCAGTACTCGCGGCTCAATCTGCGATAAGTCACCGACGACGAGTTGGTGGCCAGCGGGAGCCATAATCGCTTTACGAAGGAACGAGCCTCGCTTGAGGTTTTGCATGTTGATGGCCGAGCCACGGCTTGCTGTCCACCTTCCTGTTTGTGCGCCGTAGTAAGACAGAGGGACTGGAAGCGTACCACGCTTGCTAATATCGAGGAATCGCTGCGCACGGGTTCTCTCAGTGGTCGATTTAACCCGAAGACGCGCTTCACATAGAAGGGCAACGTCCTCACGTTCACCGTTGAGTAGCGCTTGAAATAGGGCATCGTTCTTAGCGAGGGCAAGTGTCTCTTTGCCTGTCGTCTTACTTGTCTTGGTTGGCGGAACCACGTTGAGTTGCGTAAGTAGTGCAGCAAACTGCGGGTTCGACGCCAGTGCAGTTTCCACCACGCCGAGTTTGTGTAATAGGGCTTCACGGGTTTCTTTCTCCTCTAGTATGGCGTCGGTCAGCATGTTGGGGTCAAGCTGCAACACAGCGCGTGTGTACATCTTCAGCGTCATGTCGATGAGCCGTAGTTCTTTGGGGGGATACCCGACGGCTAGGCGGGTAAAGATCTGCTCGCACAACCACACGTCGTGTTTGCAGTATTCAGCAAGCTCAGACTCCATCACCTCATCTATATCCTCTATTCCATTGGTGCTGTACACGGCGCTACCTTTAGGGGGCAGACCGAAGTCCTGCGCCAGCTTCATTAGCGAATTACCCACCTCCACGCCACGAAGGGCGCGAGCCATAGACAGAGAATCAAAAATAAAGCATGGGTGCCAGTCATACGCCCATTCCAAAATAGCCACATCGAACTGAGCGTTATGAGCCAGAACAGCAGTAGAAACAGGGTCGTAACACCCCAAAATGCGCGGGAGCTCATCTCCTCTGTACCACTGGGTTGGCTTGTCTGATCCGTACTCGTGGATGCAGGCTCCAAAGGCTTTGAATCTTGGGTCACGTATGTACTCCTCGGTTGTCATCTTGCTCAGTGTGTAACCTGACTTGGTGTCCCAGTAGGTTTCGAAGTCGATCGTGATGATCTGTTTATAGGGTGCGGTCAACTGTTCTTCTCCTTGAGTTTGGCTTCAATGGTTCGGGCAAACATTTCTGGTGTTGTGATTCCATTAAACGGAAACGAAAGACCCAAAGCAAATCGTTTTGCCTCGGACAATATTTCCTCATCCGTCAGCCCAACCCAAGGGCGTAAAGTCTTTTGAACTTCAGCCTGAGCCGTCACGCCATCCTCGTATCCTTTGGCATACACCTCGTTGTCAGCATCAATTAGTTGCTTGATGAGGTTCAAGCTCTCTTCACAGACCTTGGTCAAGCTCTCTACAGCAATAGCACGTTTGATAATCATAGTTTCTCCTTAGTTAAAGTTTTCCTTGGGCGGTGCGCCTAGGGTGTTTAGAAAGCCGAAAAAATCGTTTGCCGCCAACATGAGTTGCGACGCCTCCATCTCGTTACAGTTAAGGGTAACGACTCCTGCCAGTTGGTCTTCTGCTCTGCCCACTATGACCACGCCCTGCGCGTTGCCGTCCCCGTAGCACATCACGAGTTTGTGTATGAGCAGTTTGAAATGCTCTTGCTCTTCGTCTGACATGGCTTGGACACGGCGCTCCAGTTCTGCTTGGGTCATCATGCCTTCATAAGCCACTTCTTTTCTCCCTGAGTAGGTGTTGTAGTTCATCTATGTTGGTCTCTCTTGCTATGTAAGTTGTGCCGCCTGCGTTTTGTATGCGCTCGAGTTCGCGGTCTTGCAGAGCCGTGGTTGTGCCCTTGCCTGCCTTGCACTCGATCGCTATGAAGTGTCCGTCCATGCAGGCGATGATGTCCGGAATACCCGCCCGACCAAAGCCATTGGCTGGTGGCATGAAGTGGTATATACCAAGCGTATCTAGCATCTCACGCACGCGCTTCTTGACTTTGGATTCGGGGGTTGCAGCCATTACTTCACCTGTGTTTCTATTAGCTTGGTCAGGTAGTGCTGAGCCTTTCGCAAGTCATCAACACCGCCCTTGTCTTTCCAACGAGACACATACTTTATTACATTTCCTTCCAAGTAGCCGATGTTGTTTGCAACAATGTAGTCCCACGGCTGTATGGCTTTGGTCTTGTAGTGAGTACCCGCTACCTGTATTTGATTAGCGCTAGTCATTGATCTCTCTCCTTCTGTTTAAAAATATAGCGTCATCAGGGTTGCATATCTTTTCACGCGATCTCCTTCCTGTGTTTTCTGGTTTAGGGCAGTTTTCAGGCACGTCAACGACGACCCATACTGCCGACAATGTGTTGCGAAAGACAGACTTCTCCCACCGATCGATGTACACACCAAAGACACTCTCCAATGCTTTGTTGACAACGCGTTTATCTATGCCAGTTATCTCAACTATCTCGCGTGACTTCAAACCCTCGGGGTGTCTTTTGAGTAGCTCACGAATGACGTTGTGATTACTCTTCACGTTTCATACTCCTTTCTTTCTCTCTAGCGTCCATGC